TGTTTGCCCTTGATGGGAAACACGCTAACTTGACGCTGAATGATGTCCAGCGTCGTAACCGTATCGCACAACTCCTGGCAGACTGGGGTCTGGTAGAAATTGTTGACGCAGAAAAGATTCAAGAGATTGCTCCTTTGAACCAAATTAAGGTTCTGGCATATAAGGATAAGCAAGACTGGATTCTTGAAACAAAGTATAATATCGGTTCTAAAAAGAAGAAGGTAGAAGAAACCGAATAAGGTTTTTTTGAAAGTGTGCTATAAATATGTGTGATTGCCTTCGGGGATCACACAACACAAACTCGCTTTCAAAGGAGCTAAGAACCATGGGGAACTTAATGAAGTTTCATAGTGCCGATCTGCCTGCACTTATGGACCGTATAAATAAGTACAGTATTGGTATGGATGATTACTTTGACCGTCTTTCGACGCTGCATGAGACATCAAGTAACTATCCACCATACAACCTAGTTCAACTAAGCAATGTAGAATACCGCTTAGAACTAGCACTTGCAGGATTTAAAAAAGAAGAAATCAATGTCTACACACAAGACGGAAAACTTTTTGTCGAAGGAAAGCGCGAAGACTCTGAAGACCAAGGAAACTATGTCCATAGAGGAATGGCTCAGAGATCTTTCACCAGAACTTGGACACTCTCAGATGAAACGGAAGTTAGATCAGTTGTATTTGAGGATGGGTTACTAACCATTGAGTTAGGGAAGATAGTCCCTGAACATCATCAACGAAAAGACTTTCTCTAAATAAAACTGAATATCGTCGCCGCAGAGGGGCAACTGGCAAAATCCAGTTGACGCCCCTCTTTTTTATTGGTATAATATCAGTCTTCGGGTCAATCAGTATTCAAGGAGAAAAACTCTTGTTGGTTTTCACTCCTCAATACTTACCGAAGAAATACTTATTAGTATTCAGTCTCGAATACTCTTGTTAGTATTCACACGATAATACTTGAAAAATTATGAATTTATTTACTGCAGATGTTGGGCAAGGAAAAGTTCACATCTATGATAGCAATAGAGATATTGCTCATTTAAAATTACCTCAAGAACGTTTGATCAATCTTGACATTGATGGACTTGAAAGTGGGGATGTTCTTGTTATTGAAGATGCCCATCTTCGTGAAAGAGTTGAAGGTGGATTGAGCCTTGCTCATGCATTTTTTATGGACGAATTGTATAGACTGTATGAGAATGCAGAAAAACTTCAAATTACAATACTTTTATTTAACCAAAAGAAAACACCTGTTGCAAGAAAGCTTGCAGGATATAATCCAGAGCATCGAAAAAGCAATAAAATTTTTATGCAAGAATATGGAATATCTACCGATGAAGCTGATATTCGTTCAATTTCCAAATTCTTAAAAAGGGATAAAGAAGCATTCAAGAGATTAAAAAAGTTCAAACCAATTTCTCAAAAAGAATTCCAAGAACAAAATCAGCATAAGTTTGATTTTATACAAGAATGTAATCTGGATCTTAATATTGCCAGAACACAAGGTTATGGTTTTGATGAATATTACGATTATGGTGACGATGATGCAGTAACTCAATTTATCAAAAACCAAAAGTATGAACTTTCTAGTCGTTTGATGGGAGATGGTATCTTTGATTTAAATTCAGAATCTACTTTTACTGGAGAAGAACTGATGTCAGCAGTTGGACTTCATTACAGTAAGACTAAGAGTAAGAGTGGAGAACTGAATACAATTCAATCAGTAAGTCGTCTTTACACTGTAATCGCATCTATCCTTCGTCCTAATGGAGAACTTCGTAAGAGAGGATTTCCACCTGGTCATAAGTATGGGGATAAAAAAATGCCTGTACTTTGGAAGTGGAGTAAAGAAAATTATTTTGGATGTAAACCATTTCATGAACGTCAAGGGGTAGCATCATCTAACTATAAGCAACATATGAGACCGGGAGTTTCTAATTTTGAAGGAAAGTCTTTGTCTATTGGTGCTAGTGATGAGGAATATGATTACTTTAAAACGGAGAGGTCTATAGCGGATAAAAAAACACAAGAGGTATGGTACGTATTACGTGAGATGATTGTTGAGGATGGTCTTCGTTAGTATTCACAAGATAATATTCTTGTTAGTATTCAGTGTCTAATACTCAACCATCTTCAAATCTTTTAGTTAGTATTCAGTAGATAATACTCTTGTTAGTATTCAGTGTCTAATACTCATAAAAAATAGTTGGTATTCAAAGCGAAAAACTCTTGTTAGTTTTCAGTTCGTAATACCCGTAATAAAAAGGGAGGGTGGTAGCAATACCCTCTTTTTTATGCTATAATTAATTCCAAGTCAATACATATTATGTCTATCAAACTGGTACTGCTTAAGTCTGGGGATCAGATCATCGCTGACACAAAAGAGTTGGTCAGAGGTGAAGAGACTCATGGGTACATTCTTAATAAACCCCATGTTGTCGTGGCAACCAGACCTATGTTTATGGAGGAGGATGAGGATAGGACTAGTGTAGAAATTACCATGTCCTCTTGGATTCTTCTTTCTAAGGATGAGAACATTCTTGTCCCTAAGGACTCCGTTGTCACTGTAGTTGAACCTGTTGAAGATGTCGTCAAACTTTATGAGGAAAAACTAAATGGATAAGGATATCAAGTGCTTGCTTCTTGATGTAGATAATGTTATTATCTCTGAGGTAGTGGAGGTTGATGCCGAACTGGGTGATCCAAACTGCAAGTTGATCAAACCATATCGCTTCTACAGTGAAGACCGTATGGAACCTTGGGCAAATGGTGCCACAGAACAAGAAGAACTGATGATGAGAGCAGAAGATATTCTGACCATCGCAGATCCAAAACAATCAGTAATTGCTAAGTATCTAGAACTAACTGCATAATGCGCTTTTATACGAACGTTCAAATGGTCGGGGACCACTTCCTTGTTCGTGGTTACGAAAATGGTCGTCATTTCGCAACCCGAGAGAAGTTTTACCCGACTCTTTTTGTGCCCTCTAAAAAGAAGACAAAGTACAAAACTCTTGAGGGTGAATGTGTTGAAACTGTTGAACCTGGAACTGTTCGTGACTGTCGTGAGTTTATCAAACGATATGATGGTGTAGAAAACTTCAAGATCTACGGAAATGACAGGTACATCTATCAGTACATTTCTGAGAAGTATCCTGAAGAAGAGATCAAGTTTGATACTACAAAGATCAAAATTTCCACCATTGATATTGAGGTCAAGTCTGAGAATGGATTCCCTGACGTTGAGTCTGCTGCAGAGGAAGTCTTGCTCATTACAGTGCAGGACTACACTACCAAACAGATTCGCACCTGGGGTCAAGGACCCTTCAATAACAAACAACAGAACGTCATCTATAAAGGTTTCTCTACAGAGTATGAACTCCTGAATGACTTCATCAACTGGTGGATGATTGAGGACAATACTCCTGAGGTTATCACTGGTTGGAACAGCGAACTGTATGATATGCCGTACCTGGTGCGACGTATCGATAGGATCCTTGGTGAGAAGTTGATGAAGCGTATGTCTCCTTGGGGACTTGTTACTGAAAAGGAAACATACATTGCTGGACGTAAACACATTTCTTATGATGTTGGTGGTGTTACCCAACTTGATTATCTAAATCTTTATAAGAAGTTTACGTACAAAGCACAAGAGTCTTATCGTCTGGACTACATTGCCAGCGTAGAACTTGGGCAGAAAAAACTGGATCACTCCGAGTTTGATACGTTCAAAGACTTCTATACTAACGGATGGCAGAAGTTTGTAGAATATAACATCATTGACGTGGAACTTGTTGACCGTATGGAAGACAAGATGAAACTCATTGAACTTGCTATTGTTATGGCATATGACGCGAAAGCAAACTATGCTGATGTATTCTCACAAGTCCGTATGTGGGATACTATCATTTACAACTATCTGAAGAAGAGGAATATTGTTATTCCTCCTATCGTCCGTTCGGACAAAGACTCCAAGTATGCAGGTGCATATGTCAAGGAACCGATTCCAGGAAAGTATGATTGGGTGGTTAGTTTTGACCTTAATAGTCTCTACCCTCACCTTATTATGCAGTACAATATTTCCCCAGAGACGCTACTGGAGGAACGACACCCAGCGGCAACAGTTGACCGAATCCTTAATGAGGAAATAAACTTCGAACTGTACAGTGACAATGCTGTTTGTGCTAACGGTTCAATGTATCGGAAGGACAAGCGTGGGTTCCTTCCTGAGTTGATGGACAAGATCTATAAGGATCGAACCATCTATAAGAAAAAGATGTTGCAGGCGAAACAAGAGTATGAAAAGACTCCAACTAAAGCACTGGAGAAAGAGATTGCGCGATGCAACAACATTCAGATGGCTCGCAAGATTCAACTCAACTCTGCATATGGTGCTATTGGTAATCAGTACTTTAGG